GGCAGCCCGCAGCAAGCCGAAAAGATGGTGAGTAACATCTCCGGTAAGGCGGTGGAGATGATCCAGCAGCGCCTGGATATGCAAACGTTTATCTATATGAGCAATTTTGCCAAGGGCATGAAACGCTGCGGTGAAGTGTGGTTATCCATGGCTCGGGATGTGTATACCGAATCCGGACGCAAAATGAAAACCATCACCACCACTAAAGATATGAATACGGTGGAATTGCTGCGGCCCATGGTCAACAAGGAAACCGGTGAGACTTATGCTGAGAATGATTTATCGGAGGCCAAATTCGATGTGGCGGTGGATATAGGGCCGTCCTCATCCAGCCGCAGAGCGGCCACGGTGCGAGCATTAACCGGGCTTCTGGCGATCAGTTCGGATCCGGAAACGCAACAAGTATTGCAAGCCATGGCCATGATGAACATGGAAGGTGAGGGTATCTCTGATGTGCGCGACTTCTTTAGACGAAAATTAGTGCGTATGGGTGTGGTCAAACCCACAGACGCGGAGATCGAACAAATGCAAGCGGAGGCGGCCAACCGGCCACCGGATCCACAAACCCAATACTTGCAAGCGGCTGCAGAAGAGGCGCAAGCCAATGCCGCCAAAGCGAGGGCCGGCACCGTGAAAACCATTGCCGATGCGGAATACTCCCGAGCCCGAGCCACGGAAACACTGGCTAACACGAAAAAAACGGATCAGGAAATCACCTTAAAAGAAATCGAAACCCTGCAAAACGCGGTGTATCAAAACCCGCAGTAAACCGGCAAAGCCTTTCATTCCATTTAAATCAAATCAATTCAAATCAATTCAAATCTACCAAAACCACTGGCAACCACACCGCCAGCAGTCAGGTGTGAGTGTTCTATTTTTTAAGGACAATTCATGAACAAAAAAGTTGATCAAACTGAAACCGAATCACAAGAAGATGAGCTGTATACCGAAGAGGAATCCACTTCCCAGGATGAAACCGAATCAGAATCAACCACCGAGGAAGAATCAACCGGTGAGGATCAGGAAGGGGACGAATCCGAAGCGGAAGGCGATGAGGACTCAGGTGAGGATGGTGAATCTTCGGAATTATCAGAAATAACGGTTTCAATCGGCGAGGAAGCACCACCGCCAGACAAATACGAGAAAGCCCCGGCCTGGGTGCGGGATCTGCGCAAAGCCAACCGGGAGAAAGACAAAAAAATACGTGAACTGGAAAGCAGGCTGAACCAAACCACCGAGAGCAAAAAACCGGTGGAGCTGGGTAAAAAGCCAACCCTGGAAGATCACGATTACGATACTGAGCAATACGAGCAAGCCCTAACGAGCTGGTTTGATCGCAAGCGGGAAGTGGAAGCGCAGGCCGAGCAAGCCAAGCAAACCGAACAGAATCAGCAGAAAGCCTGGCAAGAAAAGCTGGACAGCTACGCCAAAGCCAAGGCAGCGCTAAAAGTTCGAGATTATGAGGAGGCCGAGGCCACCGTATCGGAAGTCTTGAGCGTGACTCAGCAGGGTATTGTGTTGCAGGGCTCAGAAAACCCGGCTTTGGTTATGTATGCATTGGGAAAAAACCCGGCCAAGGCAGCAAAGATAGCTGAACTCGAGGATCCGGTTAAATTCGCGTTTGCGGTGGCCAAGCTGGAGAAAGATTTAAAAGTGACCAACAAAAAAACCACGCCACCGCCTGAGCGCACCGTGAACGGTACCGGACGCAATTCAGGTGTGGTGGATTCAACCCTTGAGAAGCTGCGGGCTGAAGCGGAAAGGACTGGGAATTACACCAAGGTGACCCAGTACCGGAAGCAGAAGCGCCAGGCAGCCCCATGATGGTGATAAACACCATCACATCCATTTACAGGTAAAACACTATGAGCAATGCTTTCTCAAAAGAAGAACGGGTCGCGTTCGAGGATATTCTGGAAGCCTTCGACGATATGCTGGTTCTTTCCCGCAATTGTGCCAAATATCGTGTGGGCGATACGGAAATGGAGCGAGCCGGTGACGTGATCTGGCGTCCAATGCCGTACATTGCCCAATCATTTGATGGTATGGACCAAACCGCCAATTTCACTGATAAAACCCAATTGTCTGTCCCGGCCTCGCTCGGTTACTCCAAATCCTCACCTTGGATCATGGATGCCAAAGAGCTGCGCGACGCGCTGCAGGAAAAACGGCTAGGCGATGCAGCCAAGCAAAAACTGGCCAGCGATATTAATGTGGCTATCACCAATGTGGCGAGTGCTCAAGGTACGCTGGTGGTACCGGTGGCCACTGCGGCAACCGGTTTCGGTGATGTGGCGTTAATTGAAGCGATTATGAATGAGCAGGGCGTACCGGGCTGGGATCGCTATCTTGCGCTATCAACCCGCGATTATAACGGCCTGGCTCGGGATCTGGCTAACCGCCAAACCATGACCGGCAAACCAGAGCGGGCCTATGAGCGGGCCTATGTGGATCTGATCGCCTCATTTGATACTTACAAAATGGATTACGCCAATGCGATTGCGGCAGCCGGTGGCGGTGGTGGTATTACTATGAGCACGCTTGTTGGTGCGGCCAATTATTACGTGCCACGGGCCACCAGTACGGCGGTAACCGGTGAAAAATCCAATGTGGACAACCGTTATCAAACCATCACCGTATCGGCGACTGCAGGCGTGGCGGCTGGGGATTGTTTCACCGTGGCGGATCTCAATGCGGTCCATCACATCACCAAAGGTGATACGGGAGAGCTGAAAACCTTCCGGGTCATTTCCGTAGACAGTGGCACCACCATGACCATTAGTCCACCGATGATCACTGCGCAAGGTGGTTCGGATGCGGAATTGCAGTATCAAAATTGTGTGTTGAATACTGCAGCGGCGAACAGTGCGCTGGTGTTTTTGAACATCGCAGCCGCCAGGATCAACCCATTCTGGCAAAAGGATGCGCTGGAAATCCTGCCGGGTCATTATGCGGTGCCCAGCGATGCCGGCACCAACGTGATGCGAGGTACCACCGATCAGGGTATTGAGTTAGTGATGCAGAAGTTCTATGACATCAATACCATGAAAACCAAATACCGGATTGATACGTTATTCGGTGTGGTGAATAAACAACCGGAAATGTCGGGCATCATTATCTTTGGTCAAACCTGATCACTCACTTAAACCCATCCATTAATTAAAGGAGGACGTAACATGAATATTGTTTATCCCCACGGGTCGGTGACAATCACGGTTGCGGCCAGTGATACGGTATCTGTCCAAAGCCTGGATTCGGTAAAAATCTCTCAAATTCTGGGTTATCCGAATTTTCCCGATAGCATTGATTTGATCGTGGAAATACAAAACGGCAGCTACACTACGGCGGCGTTTACTGCAGAAACCCAGGTGATCATTGAAGCAGGCGCAGCCCCGGTGCAATTTGATTACGGTGCGGCGTCTGCGGTCAAGCCTGCGCTTTATCAGGCCACACCGCTTGCATTGGATGCCACCGGAGCGCTCACCGCAGCCATGATCCTGACCGGCATTGTCACCAGCACCACGGCGGCAGCCGTTGATGGCACGCTGCCAACCGGAACGGTAATGGATGCGGCCACCTCAATGGCGGTGGGTGATGCGGTGGATTGGAGCGTGATCAATACCGGGGCCAATACCTTCACATTGCTGGCTGATACGGATCACACGGTTGTTGGCAATGTGGTGGTGCCTGCGGGTGGATCGGCGCTGTTTCGCACTGTGAAAGCCGCGGAGGGTGTCTTTATCACCTTCTCATTAACCAACCCATAACAACCGCCTTTACGCTCAAGCTCAGGGGTCACTATTGGCCCCTTTTTTTATTACGGTTGCATACGAAACAGGAATCCATGATATGCCGCTAAAAAAAGGCTACAGCCAAAAAAGCATTTCCAAGAACATAAAAACGGAAATGGCGTCCGGAAAACCGCAAAAGCAAGCGGTGGCCATTGCGCTCAATGTGGCCAAAGATGCTAAACAAAAGGCCATGAAGGGCAAGAAAACCAAAAGCAAAAAAGGGATGAAATAAATGGAATTTCCACGTCTTGTCTATCGAAGCGCATCCAGTCATTTATTGGTCAATGATCAAACCGAATACGAGTCTGCCCTTTCCGCCGGCTGGTATGGATCGGTGCCGGAATGCCCAAGCGGCGAAGTATGCCAAGATCATTCCTGCCCTGATGCGGATCCAGAAACCCCGGAAGCGCCCACAACCGATGATCCGCAAACCGATCCTGAATTGGAACCACCGACACGGGAAGAACTAGAAGCCAAAGCGCGGGAATTGGGTATCAGTTTTAACGGCAATACCAAAGATGAAACGCTTCTGAAAAAAATCGATGAGGCGCTGGCTGAATCCGATGAACCCGAATAAGGACGACTGATTATGTCTTGGACTAAGCGGCAATTTGTTGTGCAGGCATTTGAAGAGATCGGTTATGCGTCTTATACCTTCGATCTGGAGCCAGAGCAATTGCAAGCGGCCCTGCGGCGATTGGATAGCATGATGGCCACCTGGAACGGCATTGGCTTGCGCTTGGGTTATCCGGTGCCTTTATCGCCTGAGAACTCGGATCTGGATGAGGAAACGCTGGTGCCGGATGCTGCCAATGAGGCGGTTTATACCAATTTGGCGCTGCGCATTGCCGGGATCGTTGGTAAGCAGGTCTTACCGTCCACCATGATGATTGCTCGCAAAGCCTACACCGACTTATTGCTCAACATTGCCCAGCCCATTGAACAGCAATTGCCTGGCACCATGCCAAGTGGAGCCGGTAATAAACCCTGGCGTGAGGATAACCCCTTTATTGATCGCCCAACCGATCCGGTCACCACCGGTGGCGATGGGCCGTTGGAATTCAATTAATTTTCTCAAACCGATAAAACCGCTTTTTTGTTTCCTGTTTGTTTCCTGTTCTTTTTGCATGAGGATTAACCATGCCCCAGATTAATCAACTGACGCTCTTAAACCCGGTTTCCTCCGGTGATCAATTGCCGGTTTACAGTCAGCAGAATGGGGATGCCAGGCGGTTACCGATCAGCGCCCTGCTCAGTTATTTTCAGCAAACCTTCTCCAGCCCCACGGTGAGCACCACGATTTATACGCCAGGGACTGGCTTCAATATCGCGGTGGCCACTCCGGTATCGCAACAACAATGGATCTTATTGCAACCGGCTGGATTGTTGGCAAGCGGTACCGTGACCCCTCCATTAAATACACAAACCCCGGACGGTAATGAAATCCTGATCACCAGCACGCAGCAGATCACCGCGTTCACCTTTGCGTTAAATGGCGCAGCGGCAGCCTTTGGGGCGTCCACTACGCTTGCAGCGGATGATTTTTTTAGGATGCGCTTTGTAGCAGCAACCAATAGTTGGTACAGGATCGGCTAGTCTGGGAATGTAAAAAATGCAAATACCGATTTTAAACGGCACCTACACCAGCGAGGCACCGGATATGCGGGTGGCGTATCCGCGCAACATGGTACCGGTGCCGGTGCAGCAGGGGATCAGCAATGGCTACCTGCGCCCTGCCGATGGCATTGTGAAAGCCGGTGATGGGACCGGTATTGATCGCGGAGGTATTAACTGGAATGGACGGCATTATCGGGTGATGGGGACAAGCCTGGTGGAAGTGTCACAAACCGGTGCCGTGACCGTTTTGGGTGATGTGGGCAGCGGTGGCTTTGTTACGCTGGATTACTCGTTTGATCGGTTGGCAATTGCTTCCGGTGGCCGGCTGTATTACTGGGACGGCATTACGCTGGCTCAAGTCACGGATCCGGATTTGAGTACGGTGCTGGACGTGATTTGGGTAGATGGGTATTTCATGACCACCGATGGCGAGTTCTTGATTGTCACGGAATTAAATGATCCCTTTTCGATATTGACTACCAAATACGGCTCATCTGAAATCGACCCGGATCCGGTGGAGGCGCTGTTAAAATTAAAAAATGAGCCTTATGCGTTAAACCGCTACACCATTGAGATTTTCGATAATGTGGGCGGCACCGGCTTTCCCTTTCAGCGCATCGATGGTGCGCAGATTGAGCGGGGCACCGTAGGGACACACACTTGTTGCGTATTTGGTGATGCCATTGCCTTTGTGGGCAGTGGTCGCAATGAATCCATTTCCGTGTTTTTGGCCGCTTCGGGTTCGTCTGTGAGAATTGCCACACGGGAAATCGAATTGCAGTTAAAAAAATACACTGAGGCGCAATTGTCTCAAATCAAGATTGAAAAACAAATGGATGCGGGGCACCAGTATCTGTACATCCATTTGCCCAACAAAACGCTGGTCTATGATGCAGCGGCGTCCAACGTAATAGGGCAGCCGGTGTGGTTTATTTTATCGAGCAGTTTGGTTGAATCGCGTTATCGCGGCAATAATCTGGTGTGGGTCTATGATCAGTGGTGGGTGGGTGATACCGCAAGCCCGGCCATTGGATACATGACCGATCAAAGCTCCGAACATTGGGGGGTAAAGGTAGGCTGGGAATTCAACACCGGGATTGTGTATAACGAGAGTAATGGGGCGATCTTTCACGAACTGGAATTGATTTGCTTGACTGGCCGTAATGCATTGGGTGTGGATTCGACTTTATGGACGCAATACAGCCTGGACGGTGAACAGTGGAGTATGCCCAAAGCGATCCGCGCAGGCACCACCGGCAACCGCAAAAAACGCCTGATCTGGTTATTTCAGGGCAACATGGAAAACTGGCGGATTCAGCGGTTTTTTGGCACCAGCGATGCGCAGCTTGCACCGGTACGGCTGGAAGCGCGACTTGAGGCGCTGGCATGGTAGACACCAATTACGATACGGACCCCAGGCCACTCACCCGCAAGGAGCTGGCGGAATTTCTGCCATCCCAAAGAGCCATAAGAGCCTTTGAAAAGTTATTTGATTTAATCCCCATCGATGTCGTGGAGTTATTCGCCTTGGTCGAGGCGGCCCTATTAGAGTCGGGCACTGCCAATGCCAACGCAGTAGCGGCGTTGGGGCAGATTAAAAAAGCCATTCAGAATGTGAGTGTGGGTCCGGATCTGAAACCCACTCAAAAGCCCAAAATTGATTATCTGGATTTTAATCCCACGGTGCGCCACGTCGATAAAGTGCGGCGTATGGTATGGAATGATGATCAGGACACGCTCAATCTGCATCACACAGGCGGTGTATCACTGCAGGTAGGATTAGAAGAGTATTCCCGAGTCACCAATAATCAAGCCTACGATTTTGACAATGGCGAAGTGGTGGGGCTGGGTCTTACTACCCCATCGGATGTGGATTTATTCATCGCGGATGGCTCGTTTCCCAGTATTTATGTGATTGGCATTTGTACTCAGGATATCCTGCAGGGTGAAACCGGTCGTTTGACGGTGCGCGGCCAGGTCAACGGCATCAATACCACCGGATCACTTTATGGTGAAACCTGGGCCGTGGGGGACATATTGTACGCCTCACCCACGATAGCCGGGGGTATGACCAATGCAAAGCCAACCGCACCGGATTTATGTATCCCGGTGGCTTTGGTGCTGGTGGCCCATGCCACATTAGGGGCCATTACGGTACGGCCTACCATTGAGCAGGATTTTTTTTACGGTTCTTTTTTGCGGCTCACCGACGCCACGGTGTCGGCGGCCAATACGGCGACCGCCTTGGAATGGGATACCATCCGCATTGAATACGGTGTGGAGCTGGATGGGGGCAACCCATCACGAATTTACTGCCGGCAATCCGGGCTCTACAAATTCGCGGTCGCGCTGCAGTTGACCTCCGGCAGCGCCAGTCAAAAAAATATCTGGATTTGGTTTCGAAAAAACGGCACTGATATTGCCAACACGGCGACCATTACCACGCTGGAAACCAATAATTCCAACAATGCCCCGTCCAAAACGCTGACCTTTTCGATGGATAAAGATGATTATATTGAGATTTTTTGGGCAGCCGATAGCACCAATGTGACCATGAATTTTACCCCGGCTACGGCCTTTTCACCGGCCACGGCAGCGGCTTTTTTAGAAGTGACCCAGGAGCATTTATAAATGACGGTTACCCCGGCTAACCTGATTCCGGCAAAATTTGCCGCCAACGCGCAAACCACGCAATACACCTCAATTAATGCCAAGACCATCATAGACACCTTTACCGGCACCAATAACAGCGCCTCGACTGCCACGCTCAGCATTTATCTGGTTGAAGTGGGCGATGTGGCGGGAGCGGATAATGTGATTGTGTTGACAAGGGCGATCGCAGCCGGTGAAACGTACCGATTCGATGAGGTGATCGGCCAGGTTCTGGAAAACAGCGGTTTTATCTCCACCATTGCCAGCGCCGCGTCGGCTATTGTGATTATGGCATCGGGTAGAGTGATAACGTGATGGCTGCTTTAAAAACCACTGGTCACGGTGAAATCAGTTTAAATGAAAAAATAGAATTATTGGAAGGTGCGCTTCTGGATCTTCCGCAAGTGGATTGCCCTGTCATTCACCATTTCGGCCCTGGTATTTATATACGTGAAGTGACGTTATTCAAAGATACATTTGCGGTTGGCCATGCGCAAAAATATGAGCATCTGAATATTTTGTTAAAAGGGTCCGTGGCGATTGTGATCGATGGTGAGCTGAAAATTTTAACAGCGCCGCTAATCTATGTGGGCAAGCCCGGTCGCAAGTACGGCTATGTGTTAGAGGATACGGTGTGGCAGAACGTCTACGCCACTGAGGAAACCGACATTGATAAGCTAGAAGCATTGTTCTTGGATAAGAGCGCAACCTGGCAAGCCCATAATCAGCAATTACTGGAATTGCAATACCAATTGCGGGAAGCGGATCGTATGGACTTTGCTCAATTGCTTGAGCAAGGCGGGTTTGATGCCGTTAAGGTGAGGGCTCAATCTGAGAACATAACGGATCAGATCCCGATGCCAAGCGGCTATAGCCGTATCACTATCCGTAATTCACCGATTGAAGGGCTGGGGGTTTTTCTGTCCTCATCGGCCCAGCCTGGTGAAATGATTGGCCCGGCTAGAATCCAAGGCATGCGCACGCCACTGGGCCGATATATCAATCACGCCCACGTTCCCAATGCTCGATTTATTCTCAATGAAGGCGGTGATATTGATTTGATGGCGATTAAACCGATTAATGGGTGTGTGGCCGGTGGCCAGGGAGATGAGGTGACGGTCGATTATCGTGAAGCCCTGGCATTGTCGGGGATAAAAATTGGAGAAACAACACAATGAGCGGAATTGCTACGGCGATTATAGGCGGTGCGGTAATCGGCGGCATTGCCACCAGTGAAGCGGGAAAGGAAGCAGCCGGTGCGCAAACCGAAGCCAGCCAGGCGTCGATCAGCGAGCAGCAAAGGCAATTCGATGCCACGGTAGAGCTATTAAAACCTTATGTTGAGGCCGGAACTGGGTCACTGGCAGCGCAGCAGGCATTGTTAGGATTAAACGGTGAAGAGGCCCAGCAACAGGCCATCGCCGGACTTGAAACCTCACCTGAGTTTCAGGCGCTGCAGCAGCAAGGGGAAGAGGCCATATTACAAAATGCAGCGGCCACGGGTGGGCTGCGGGGCGGCAATACTCAATCGGCATTGGCGCAATTCCGGCCCCAGTTATTGAATCAATTGATTCAGCAGCGCTTCCAAAACCTGGGCGGCATCACCTCACTGGGTCAAGCCTCTGCGGCAGGGCAGGCTAATCTGGGGCAGGCGTCGGCGAATTCCATTTCTAACTTGCTGGGTGACATTGGGTCGGCGCAGGCAGGGCAAGCCCTGGCCACTGGGCAGGCCATATCCAATGTGGGCAGCTCGCTTGGCAATGCGTTGATTTTATCTAAAATGTTTTAAAGGATCGGGACGGTTATGGCACAACCCTTTGATTACACTATTGATGTACCAGATCCAACCAGTTCGGTATTGAATGCGCTGAAAATAAAATACGCGGTACAACAAAACCAGCGAGAGCAATTGGCGGCTGAACAAGCGGCGCAGCAGCAAAAGTTAATGCAGGAGGATCTGGCGACGCTATCTCAAAACCCCACGGCGCAGGGGATCATTGAAAGGATGGTGAAATACCCCGAATTAAGTGAATACTTCAAACGCACCTTAGATGTGCTCAATACCGAACAAAAAAAAGCCAAAACCGATCAAGCGTGGCAGGTCTATGCGGCTCTGAATGCCGGCGATACTGAAATGGCGTCAAATCTCATGGAAACCCAGGCACAAGCTGAGGAAAATTCCGGCAACGCCCGCGAAGCCAAAACCCTGCGTGATCTGAATCAATTAATAAAAACCCGCCGGGAAGCCGCTTTGACCACGGTGGGGATGTTCTTAGCCAATGCCCAAGGGGCTGAGAATTTCACTGATAACGTGGCCAAATTGCAGGAAGCCCGGCAATCTCAAGAATTGCAGCATGGCAATATCAAAAAACAAACCGCTGAACTGGAAAAAATGGCATCCGATCTGGATCTTGCACCCGCACAAAAAAATAAGGTATTGGCGGAAACCAAAAAACTCGATGCAGAAGCCAGGAAAGCGGCCTTAGAGCTGGAAGCCTTAAAAACCGGGGATACCATCGATCCGCAGAAACGGTTTGATCAGGAAGAGAAACTTAGAAAAGAGTTCACCAGCCGTACTAAAAAATACGATGAGGTGAATGATACCTATTCCAATCTTAAAGCCTCTGCGGATGCCGCCAATGGTCCCGGTGATGTGGCTTTAATTACGGCCTTTATGAAAATGCTCGATCCGGGCTCAGTCGTGCGGGAAACTGAATTCGCCACGGCTCAGAATACATCCGGCTTGATTACGAAACTCACTAATAAATTAAAACAAGTTGAATCTGGTGAAATCTTAAACAAGGCAGAGCGAACTAAGTTCACCGAATTGGCAAAACAGTATTTAGACGCGGCTAACCAGCACAAAGACAAACAAAAATCGGATATGGGCATTGTGGTAAAAAATTATGGGCTGAATGCGGATAATGTATTCGGATCGCCTACACAAGCGACCCCAGAAGAGTCCGAAATACCCACTACCGAAATCCAGCAGACACAAACCACCCAAGAAACCCCAGCCACTCGCAATATAGTTGTGGATTATTAAAATGGCTTATTCCATCACCACGCAGGACGGGATCACGATCAACAATATCCCGGATGAGGTTGCGCCTGACGATCAATCTTTAAAGGATCGGGTGGCCCAATTACGGCAGCAGGCAGCCGGCAGCGAAGCGGCCCAAATCAGCGCACCGGCTGAAGCGGAAAAGCTGGGGTTTTTTGAAAATGTGGGTGAGATGATCACCGGTACGCGCAGGGCCACCCCGGAAACGGAAACCTTGCCTGAATGGACCTCTATGCCCGAATTAAACTCGATGAGCATGGCGTCTTTCAAAACCGCATTGGGGACTATGATCACCAACCCGGAAGAAACGGTACAGGTGATTCAAGCGAATTTTCCCGATGCCAAGGTGCGCCAGGATGCCAAGGGCAATTATTTAATTACCTCCTCTGTGGATGGCAAAGAGTATGCCATTCCGCCAGGTCTTACGGTGGGTGACATTCCCCGAGTAATGGGGGGCTTGCTAGCCTTTACACCGGCAGGCAGAGCCACTACCTTACCGGGAGCCATTACGGCAGCCGGGGCCACCCAAGCGGCCATTGAAGCAAGCCAGGCCGGTACCGGGGGCACCTTTGATTTAGGCGATATTGCGTTATCGGCGGCTGGGGGTGGATTGGGTCAGGTGGTACAAACCGGAGTGAAGGCTGCGGTACCGGTTGTGAAACAAGCCTTTCAACGGGTGATCGGTGGCCAACCTGCAGAGCAGATCACCCAAGCGGCCAAAACCGCAGCGCAAGCGGTACCGGAAACCGTACCCCCCGTGACAACCCCAGCGGCTACCCCAGCTACAAAAGCCACTGCCGAAGCAGCAGATGCGGCTTTTGAGGAAGTGGGCACGCTTGCCCGAAAAGCAGCCGGAAGGGGGCCAGGCACTACGGTAGCAAAAGAAAAACTCGCTGAGCTGGCACAAGTGAATCCTGAAGCCAAGGCGGCTGCGGAGCGCTTAGGACTGGATTTGCCTTTGATGTGTTTTCCGATAATCCACAAGTACGGGCA